TCAACGGCAGAGCTCCGGACTTTTAATCCGTAGGTTCAGGGTTCGAATCCCTGGCGCCCCACCATCTTCCGACCTTCTGACCTGCATCTTCTTTCTAACCCGGGGTGACCCGGAGGCTCGGTCACCCACAGGGGAGACCGAAGGGAGACCGCCAGTCTGGGACGCCTCTCCGACGGCGACCAGGCGGGGGACCAGGGCCGCGCTCGCCTCGGCCGCACTGTGGGCCAGCTCGGGCAGGATCGACGTGTAGGTGTCGCTCGTGATCCCGGTCGACGAGTGCCGCAGCATCGCAGACACGATCTTCATATCAGCCCCGGCCGCGAACGCGATCGACGCCGCGACGTGCCGGAGGTCGTGAAGCCGGATCGGCGGAAGGCCGGCCTCGTAGGTCAGCTCCTCGAAGAGCTCGCTCACCCACGCGGGGTGCAGCTCGGCGCCGTTCTCTCGTGTGAAGATCCGGCCGGTCTTCTCCCACGCCTCGCCCCACTCCAGCCGCTCGGCGTTCTGCCGTGCCCGGTGGGCCTTCAGTACGGCCGCCGTGCCAGCGTCGAGGGCGATCGTGCTGTCGGAGGCGTCGGTCTTCGGGGCGCCCTCCTCGAACTCCCAGCCGAGCTGGACGAGCTGCTTGGTGACCGTGAGCGTGCTCTCGTCGAAGTCGACGTCGACCCAGCGGACGCCGCACGCCTCGCCGCGGCGAAGCCCCCGGAAGGCGATCAGGTGGAACAGGGCGTACAGCCGGTGCTTGGCCGCGTGGTCGAGGAACGCGCCGAGCTGGCGGGGCGTCCACACCATGACCGAGGAAGGCCGCAGCTCGGAGGGCGTGTTCCGCCACACCTTGAGGCCGCTCACGGCCTGGCCCCGGGCCGCCGCGCGAGTCTCCTCCAGCCGCCGGTTGTACGCCTCCATGAACGCCTCGGTCCGGGCCTTCGTCCAGACGAGCGCCTTGGGCCGCTTGCCCGGGTCGAGCTTGACCAGCTTGGCGGGGTTGGACCCGATCACGCCCTCGCGCTGGGCATCGCTCAGCACGGTCCGGAGCGTCGCCCGGATGCGCTGCTTGGTCGCCGCTCCCGTGATCTTCTGCCCCTTGATCGCCGCCCGCGCCTCGCGGTCGCCGGAGGCTCGCACCTTCCGGACGGCCTCGTTCTTCTCCTCGATCCGGACGAACACGGCCTCCAGCGTGACGACCCAGAGGCGGTCCATGCGGACCTGGGCGAGGACCTCTTCCAGGTGGACGCGGTAGTGGGATTCGTAACCCATCAGGGTCGTCTTGCGGATGTCGCCGGCCTTGCGCCGGCGCTCTATCCAGGCGGTGAAGTACTCGCCGAACCGGATCGACTGGAGCGGCTGGCCGGCCTTGTACTTCCGGCGGAGCTCGTCCTCGTCGGGCCACGGCGCCTTCTTGGCGTGGGCCGCCATGACCAGGTCCCTGATTTCCATGCGGGCCTGGTGTCCCTCGTGCCCGGCGTCGGGGATGTCGAGCAGTTTGCCCGCCAGCTCGTAGGCGTCGTCGAGGTCGCTCTCGGAGGCGAAGCCGCCCATCCGGAGGAAGACCCGCTTAGCGTCGGGCCCAGCGGACAACTCGGCTTTACCTGCCCACGCCCCATGGTTCGGGTTCCATGAGCCGTTCTTCCGTCGCAGCTTCGGGCACTTTGCACCTAACTCGCGCCCTTCGGCATCTCTACATCGGCACCGCTTATAGCCATTTGCAGTAACCACTTATCCTCTTTTCGTCTCACCCATCTGAATCTGTGTTGCACCGGAAGCTTTAGCTCTCACGAAAGCTTTCGCGATGGCTGTTGCCACCTCGGTTACTTGGGCTGCGATGAATTGCACATCCGACTCATCCAGATTTTCGGCGCCCGGTACGGCGAGGGACAGAACCAGACGGTTCTCCACCGGAGAAGCTGGAGGGCGCATCAAATGTGGGAGGCGTTCGACTCGCTGCACTCCATTGCGCAAGTTCGCAGGTAGGTCTTGCAGTACGTCTTCATCTAGGAAGCCTCGGATATCCATACCCGTGATATTGATCACATCGGTGACGAGACTCTCGAACTCCCCTGGTTGCATCGCTCTCGCCATGAGGGTTGCAAACTCATGCGTCGTGAGAGCCGGGGCCAGCGTCCCGTCTGCCAAACCGTAAAGAAATCCAGAGTACATAGACTGGAGATGGAAAGCGTTGTAATCCCGCAGCTCCAGAGTCCGCTCTCGCTCGTGGATATATTTTTCGGATCGTTCTATTTCGTACTCGATACGGCTTATTGCTTCTTGATCCGCGTCGGGCTCCGTCGACACTCTCCCCCGCTCGGCATGAAGCTCGTTCAGACGCCTTTCGGCTATCGAACACTCCTGCCGGATCAAAGTGGCGATCTCCTGATACCGGAGCACCACTTTGACGATCGACCGGAGCACCGAATCACTGAGCACCGATCGCGGCTCCAGGCCCATCTTGATCATGTCTTCGCTGCCCGGCCGCCACCCGAGCGCCCTCTCCACCTGAGGCCAGGTGCGCGCTTCTTCGACCTTGTCGCCCTCGATATTGCGGAAGGTGGTCTTTGCCACTCTGGCCAACCACGCTGCCGAATCCTGAGAAAGGCCAAGCGCCTCACGACGCCTGCGCACGTAGTAGCCCTGCGTCTTCGTTGTCCTCACCTCATCACCCATGCGGCTCACCGTATCGGCAGCCCATCGGCCTGTGACCTGCATGACCGTGCTGTTTCACTGCCAGAGTACTCCCCAATCTGTCACAGCAGAAGCGCAAGATGACACCCCATGTGGCCGTTTTGTGACATCCAGAGGGGCAACCGACCTGCAACCAGCTACATCACCTGACACTTCATAGTGGCAAGTTGAGTGCCAACTCTGGCAGTATGTGATCTGTGAAAGCTGAGACTCAGCGAGGCGGGCGGTGCCCCATCAACTCGCACGCCCTCAACGCCTTCCGCCAGGTTCGCGGCAAGACCCTGGCCGAGCTCGCCGCCGAAGTCGGCGTCCACGACTCCTTCGTCTCCCGCCTGGAGCGCGGCGAGCGACAGACCTGCACGCCCGAGCTGGCCGAGGGCCTCGCTCGCGCCCTCGACGTCCCCATGACCGCGCTGCTCGCCGCGCCCTCGGGGGGCCGGTGATGGCGGTCATCCGCATGTCGATGGAAGAGCTCCTCGGGCTCCCCGTCTCCGTTCCCCTCGTCGTCGCCGGCCGGGCGTGGGGCATGGGCGGCACAAAGTCCCGTGAGCTGGCCCGCGCGGGAGAGTTCCCTTGCCCGGTCCGCCGCCTCGGCAGCTCCTACGTGGTCACCCGCGTCGACCTGCTGCGCAGCCTGGGCCTGGAGGACGAGGTGCCCGCTCAGTAACCCCATCCGCTCCAGCTCTATTCGGGAAGAACATCCGGGGGTTACTGAAATGGACACCAGCACCACCCACCAGGTCGAAGTCACCTGGCGCACCGAGATCACGCTCACCCCCGACGGTGACGGCGTCCTCGACCGCGAGAACGCGGGCCAGGTCGCCCGGCGCGTCCGAGAGCCCGTCAGCGGCCGGATCACCATCACCGTCGAGGGCACGCTCGACCTGACGTTGCCCGACGCCCTCCTCGACTTCGGGCGCCTGCTGTACGGCTCCGAGGTCACCGTCAACGCCCACGGGCGCGGCGTCGAGGCGCTCATCGCGGCGGTCCACCTCAGCAGGCGGCACCACGAGGAGTTCCTCGACGAGACCGCCGCCAACGCCGCGCGTCGCGAGGCCGCGGGGAGCTGGGAATGACCGCGATCACGCCCGACACCCCCAAGCTCGACGCGATGCTCGCCTACGCGGCGCACGGGTGGCGGACGTTCCTGTTGTCCAAGACCAAGACGCCGGTCAAGCTCTGCGACCCCTGCAAGGAGCACCGCAGGGCGCCCGAGCTGATGGAGGCGTGCACCTGCCTCACCTGCCACGGCTTCTACGCGGCCACGACCGACCCCGACCGGCTGCGCGCCATGGAGCAGCGCATCCCCGGCGGCCTGGTCGCCATCCGCACGGGCGCCGTCTCCGGCATCGTCGTCGTCGACATCGACACCCTCGACGAGCACGGCAGCGACGGCATCAAGACCGCCGCCCGCCTCGACGAAGCGGGCGTGCTCCCCGGCACGATCACCGCCGTCACGCCCTCCGGCGGCACCCACCTCGTCTACGCCCACCCAGGCGGGCGCGTCACGGGCGGGACCGGGAAGCTCGGCCCCGGCGTGGACGTGAAGGCCGACGGCGGCTACTTCGTCGTCGGGCCCTCCCGCAGCCCCAAGACCGGCGAGCCCTACCGGTGGATCGGCGACCGGTTCGACCTCGAACTCGCCCCGCTCCACCCGCGCATCACCGCGCACCTCACCCGGACGCCGGGCGCGAAGCCGCGCCAGCAGACCGGGCCGCCCCCGCCGGCGACTGTGCACGCCCGGCTCCGGGGTCTCGTCGACACCGTGCTCCGCAGCGCGTCCGGTGGCCGCAACTCGGCGCTGAACTGGGCCGCCCACAAGGCCGGGGCGATGGTCGCGGCCGGGGAGGTCGACGAGCGCACCGCCTTCGAGGTGCTCCAGGCCGCCGCGCTGGAGGTCGGGCTCACCCCGGCCGAGATCGGCCACGACTCCGACCACGGAACGATCGGGTCCGGGCTGCGCGCCGGGATGAGGGCCGCGTGAAGTCCGCCGACGACATCCTGTTCGAGAACGGCGCCCCCGGCTCCCGCGACGATGAAGGGCGGCGGCGCATCGACATCACCCTGGAGGACAAGGCCGTCCTGTTCATCAGCGACGCCCTGAACAGCGGCATCGTCCCCGAGCTGTACGTCCGCAACGGCGGCCTGAGCCGCATCGTCGACCTGGACGACGGCACCGGCCCGCGCCTGGCCATCCAGCCCATTGACGCCAACGGCCTGCGGGCGCTGCTCGCCCGGCATTCGGCCTGCTTCCGTGTCCGGTCCACCCGGTTGGGGCCGGAGGAGACCTCAGGTCTGCCGTCGGTGGCCGTCGCGAAGGACGTGCTCTCGCAGCCCGTCTGGTCCGGGATCCCGACCCTGGCCGGGGTGGCGACCACGCCCGTCGTCCGCGCCGACGGCAGCTTCTTGCAGGACCCCGGGTACGACCCGGCGACCCGGCTCTACCTGCGTCCGGACTTCCCGCACACGCCCGTCGAGGGTGCGCCCGACCTGCCCACGATCGCGGCGGCGCGACGGTTCCTCCTCGACTACGTGCTCGCCGACTTCGTGTTCGACTCCCCCGCGAGCCGCGCCAACTTCGTCGGCCTGCTGATGACCCCGCTGCTGCGCCTGTTCACCCAGGGCGTCGCGCCCCTCGGCGTCATCAGCGCCACCACGCGCGGCTCGGGGAAGTCGCTGCTGGCCGAGATCATCGGCTCGATCTACGGCTGGCGCATGTACCCCTGGCCGCGCAAGGAGGAGGAGATGGCCAAGTCCATCACCGCCATCCTTCGCGACACCACCGAGCCGCTGGTCACGTGGGACAACGTGGACGTCTTCGACACCGTCGAACACGCCTCGCTGGCCATGCTGCTGACCTCGACCCACTTCAGCTCCCGCATCCTCGGCGTCAACTCCACGTTCAACGGGATCAACGACCGGCTGTGGTGCGTCACGGGTAACAACGTGGCCGTCGGCGGGGACATCGCGTCCCGGTCCGTCCTGGTGCGCCTCGACCCCCAGATGGAGCGGCCCGACCTGAGAACGGGCTTCGTGATCGACGACCTGTGGTCGTGGCTCCGCGACGACGCCAACCGGGCCAAGCTGCTGCGCGCCCTGCTGGTGCTCACCGCGGCGTGGATGGCGGCCGGGGCGCCGCGCGAGCGTGACCTGAAGATGCGGAACTTCTCGGCCTGGGCCCAGACCATGGGCGGCTTCACCCGCTTCCACGGCATCGACGGGTTCATGGACAACCGGCACGAGATGGAGCAGGCCGACGACGACGAGGCGGCCACGATCGCGTTCCTGACCAAGTGGCACACCAAGTTCGGGCGGCAGCCCCAGACGGCTGCGCAGCTCCTCGACAGCGCCCGGGTCGAGAACCTCAACGGCGAGATGTACGACTCGTGGGACGGCGTCTTCCCGAGCAAGCCCGACGGCAGGCCGTTCACCGCGAAGGGGCTCGGCAAGTTCCTGACCAGCCGTCGGGGCCGGATCTTCTCCGGCTGGAAGCTCGTCGGCGAGCAGTCCCGTACCGGCGTGTGGCACTACCACGTGGACCGTGTCGAGCAGCAGCAGGCCGGTGCGGCATGAGCCGGGTGCAGGGTTTGGCGGGCCGCGTGCAGGGTTTGGACGCCCGAATGCAGGGTTTGGAAACGATCACTGACGCTAAACCCTGCACTCGTTTCCCCAGCTCAGACGCCCGTTTGCTGGGTTTGCAGGCTTTAGCAGGCTTTGAAATGAGGTCTTACACGTACACGCGCACACAGGCGCACATGAGGCCGGATCGAAAACAAACCCTGCTAAACCCGCAAAGCCTGCAACGTGCCCCCTGACCTGCGACAACCCGTGCAGGGTTTAGCGCCCGGCCGCGCTTCCAAACCCTGCACCTAAACCCTGCAAACCCAGCAGCCCCTTTCGCGCCGGACAACCTGTCCGTCGCAAATCGCGGCAGTCAACTCGAAGATCACGATTTGAGCCGGTCAACCTGACCGTCTCAAATTTGCGCCCGTCAGATTGACGGGCGCGAAGCACCACACGAAGGAGTCCCGAGATGAAACCCCGAGACCTGATCCCCGGGTCGCCGCTCTCCCTCACCACGGCCGGCCCCGGCTGGACCGCCGACGTCACGATGAAGACCGAGGCCGACACCGACACGAAGCACTGGCTGAGGTGCCCGATCGTCGCCTGGGCCGTCGTCAGCGCCGACTTCGGCGGCGAGCTCTTCCCCGAGACCGTCGTCGAGCCCGTGTTCATCAACAACCGCCGTCTCTGGACCCGGGCCGAACTCGTCGCCGAGCTCGGTCTCAGCGCCATCGTGGTCGACGTCTACCAGGAGCAGGAGAAGGCGTGATCCAGCTCGACGCCACCAGCCGAGACCTCACCTGGCGCCCCGCCCGGCCCGAGCGGCTCATGGAGGGACTCGCCCACGAGATCGCCATCGTCTGGACCGAGGACATCGAGACGTTCGACTACGTCCGCCAGTCCGTCGTCTACACCCGCAACCGCAAGGGCCACGTCCGGTGTCCCAACCCCTACATCGGCCGGACGGTCGGCTACGGCGTCCTCAACCCGCTGCTCTCGTCCTGGGACTTCGGCTTCGCTCGCCGCGTCTTCTGGGTCAAGGACTACGACCGGTCCGAAAGTCCGGACGGTATCTACGCCGCCGACTGCCCCTTCGAGGCGGTCGACCCCCGCACCGTCGAGGCCGGCCAACCCGGATACGTGACCATCCGCGCCCGGCGGCGAACGCCCGACACTCCCGTGCAGACCCCGGCCGAACGCCGCGCCCTATCCACAGCATCCACAGCTTGATCCACAGCCTGAGGAGAAACCCGTGCCTCTCCGGCTTCGCTGCCCCGCCTGCGGCCTCGACATGGCCGCCAGCCTGAACGTCTGCAAGCCCTGCGTCAGCAGCCTCCAGCGCGACCTGGCCGACGTCCCCAACCTCGCCCTACACCTGGAGTTCGCCGCCACCGGGCAGGTCCGCATGGGTAGCGGAGGCGGCGGCCGGAGCGACGACGAGACGCCCGTGCCCTGGAACCAGAAGGCCCGCGACGCCCAGAAGGTCCTTGCCGAGACCCTCACCGCGTGGGTGACCGTCATCCGCAGCGCGCCCGTCACCATCTACCCCGGGCCCACGTGCCGGGCCTGCAAGCACCGCACATGCGTCGCGATGAACCTCGCCCGCGACCGAGTCACGAACCCGGGCCAGGAGATCGGCGACACGGCCCGCTGGCTCGCACGCCAGCACGCCGCGCTCGTCGCTCACCCGGAGGCCGGCCGCGCCTTCGACGAGCTGCGCGACGCGATCCGGCGGGGCCGCCGGACGATCGACCGCCGGGCCGACGCCATCTACGCCGGGCCGTGCAACCAGTGCGAGCGCGACCTGTACGCCCGGCCGGGCGCAACCCTGGTCAGGTGCCAGCCGTGTCAGCTCGACTACGTGGTCGAGCGGCGGCGGAAGTGGATGCTCGACTGGGTGACCGACATGCTCGGCTCGGCAACCTGGACCTCGCAGGTGGCGACCGCGCTCGGCTACCGCGTGGGGGCGTCGACCGTCCGCGTGTGGGCGTCCCGTGGCCGGATCCTCATCCGGGGGTTCGAGCCGTCGCTCAGCGAGACCGGCGACCCCATCCCGACCTACCGCGTCGGGGACGTCATCACGCTCGTGCAGGACCGCGACGCACGGAAGGTGAGTTGACTGGCTGACCTGCTGTAGCGCATCATTCTGATCAGCTAGACGTACTGGGCCCGCCACCGAGCGGGCCTTTCGCGTTTCTGGCCCACGATTCCCCGGCGTCAAGCCGCAGCGGGCGCCGGGCCCCTACTCCCCCGACTGGAAGCACGGCCACGTCGGGCGAGCTCCCGGGCACCCCTCGCCTGGGAGGAGCTGGGGCACGAGGGACCGCAGGTATCGGGACTCCTGCGGTCCCTCACCTCGGCAAGTTGCAGCCTGCAACCCGCCACGGCTGGAGGTCCACATGCACGGGTGTTCCGTCACGGCCGGGGCCGAGGTCCGCGAGATCGAGCCGATCGGCAACTGGGCCCGCTTCGAGACGACGGGAACCATCTGGTTCCGCTGCGACCCGCACGGCGAGTACGCACGAGGACCCAAGGACCTGGTCATGCCACAGCTCTCACGCCACTACCCGGCGCCTGCCCGGACGTGACGCGCAGCAAGGGACGTGTCGGCCGACCGTGGCGCAGAGTCCGGGCCGCAGTCCTCGCCGCCTCGACCACGTGCTGGCTGTGTGGTCATGACGGGTCGACCGAGGTGGACCACAACCCGCCGCTCAAGGAGCTCGAAGCCAACGGCCTCGACCCGCGCGACCCCCTCTACCTCAAGCCCGCGCACGGATGGCAGGGCTGTCCGACCTGCGGGCGTAAGTGCAACCAGGAGAAGGGCACCAAGCCCGGCCGACCCCCCTTCCCCACGTCGCGATCTTGGTAGATCGGGAGCCCTAACCGTGGTGATCGTGATCATGGGGATAGCCCCCTGAAAATCACGCCAAACCGGACATATGGGAGACCCGGCCCGCCCGCTCCCTTTTTCTCCCCCCGACCACCCCCTACCCGGTCGGAGGTGATGGGGTGCCCCCTCGTACTCGCAAGCCCGATCTGAAGGCCGTCACAGCCGATCCGCCCCGCGAACGCGCCCCTGACCTGCGTGATGCCGTACGCGACGCGATCAAGGCGATGGACTGGCTGACCCCCGCCGACGAGCCCATGAAGGCCCTCGCGCTGCGTCTGGCCGACGAGATCGAGACCGCCGTCGACCGCGCGCAAGAGCTCGACGAGGTGCGCCGCGACCTGGCCGGCGACGAGGGCGCCTTCAAGCGCCTGAAGGCCCTCGAAGCGAAGTGCGAGGTCACCAAGACCGTCGGCTGGCTCGGCCCCCAGCTCCAGGGCGTGCTTCGTGACCTCGGCGGGGCGCCGGCCGCACGCAAGGTGCTGGGCAAGGAGAAGCAGGCGGGGGGTCGTGTTGCGCAGCTCCGTGCCGCTGCTGGGAAGCACGACGCCTAGGCTCTGGACGCCGCCGCTGGTGACCGGGCCTCCGGGTCCGTGTGGGTGTGGATGTGCGCTGACGCCGGAGACGTCGCGCGGGTTCGGCGCGGTGGAGTTCGCGAACGACCCGCTGGGCATCGAGCCGATTCCGTGGCAGCGCTGGCTGCTGATCCACGCCCACGAGTTGCGCCCCGACGGCAAGTTCCGGTTCCGCACGGTCCTGGTCCTGGTTGCCCGGCAGAACGGAAAGACCACGATCGTCGAGGTCAAGAACCTGTGGAAGATGTTCATCCTCGGCGTGGGCCTGGTGCTCGGCACCGCGCAGAACCTCGACTACTCCGAAGAGTCCTGGGGCAACGCCGTCGACCTGGTCGAGGCCACGCCGGAGCTCGCGGCCGAGGTCGTGCACGTCGACCGGACGAACGGGAAGAAGGCGCTGCGCCTGGCGAACGGCTCCCGGTGGAAGGTCGCCGCGGCGAGCCGCAAGGGCGGCCGGTCGCTGAGCGCGGACGACGTCAACCTTGACGAGCTGCGCGAGCATCAGACCTGGGACGCCTGGGCCGCCGTCACGAAGACCACGATCGCGCGGAAGCAGGCGCAGATCTGGGCCTTCACCAACGCGGGCGACGACAAGAGCGTGGTCCTGAACGACCTGGTCGAGAAGGGCCGTGAGGCCGTCGAGAGCGGCGGGGACGGCTCGTTCGGGCACTTCGAGTGGAGCGCCCCCGACGACGTGAAATGCACGTGCGGGCGCCCGGGGAAGCGGCACACCGTCCGGTGTCGGCTGCAGGACCGGACCGCGTGGGCGCTGGCGAACCCGAGCCTGGGCTACACGGTGACCGAGGAGGCCTTGGCCGACGCGCTCGACACCGACCCCGAGGGCGTGTTCCGGACCGAGTGCCTCTGCCAGAAGGTCGACAAGCTGGCACCCGAGTGGTCGGTGATCCCCCAGGACGACTGGACGGCGATCATCGACCCCGAGTCGGAGCTGGTCGACCCCATCGCCATCGCCCTCGACGTCACCCCGGACCGGTCGTGGGGCTCGATCGCCGCCGCCGGCCGCCGCGCCGACGGCCTGGAGCACGTCGAGGTGATCGACCACCGGGCCGGCACGGGATGGATGGTCGCGCGGACGCTGACGCTGATCGAGCGATGGGGCCCGTGTGCGGTCGTGGTCGACGGCGCTGGCCCGGCAGGCTCGCTCATCCCCGATCTGGAGGCGGCGGGCATCGAGGTCGTGAAGCCGACCGCGCGTGACCATGCCCAGGCGTGCGGATCGCTGTACGACGCCGTGGTGCCCCCGAAGGACGCCCCGGAGGACTGGCGTTCGACGCTGCGCCACCTCGACCAGGCGCCGCTCAACGCCGCCTTGGCCGGCGCGACGAAACGCGACCTGTCCGACCTGTGGGCGTGGGCCCGGCGCGGCGTCAGCGTCGACATCAGCCCGGTCGTGGCGGTCACGCTGGCCCGCTGGGGCTTCCAGACCCGGGGCCACCTCAAGAAGGGGCCGATCAAGCTGGTCGGCTCGCTGATGGCATAGGGGGTGGACATGACGACGGTGGTGGAGCGCGTCCAGCACGGCGCGCGGCAGCTCGACCCCGTGACGGTCGTGCTGACGCCGATCGCGTGGGTGTTCTTCGTCGTGGGCTGGGTCGCCGCTCAGGTCGTCCGGGCGGTGTGGGCGGTCGTGTCGTGGGCGCTGACGGCCGTGGTGCTGGGCTGGAAGTCCGCCCACGGTGAGGCCGACTGATGGGCCTGCTGGACCGCATGCGCGCGGCGCGGAAGCCTCGCGCGTGGCCGGTCGGTCAGGGCGCGGTCGTCCCGTTCGTCTCCTCGCACGGGCACGACGTCTCGGAGTTCTCGCCCGAGGAGTACGGCGAGTACATCGCCACCTCGAACGAGATCTTCTCGGCGGCGAGCCTGCGCGCCCGGCTGATGTCGAGCCTCAATCTGCAGCTCTTCCGGGGCCGTGGCACGGCCCGGACCGAGGTCATCAACGGCCCGGCCGTCGAGCTGCTGGAGTACGTGAACCCGTTCTGGACGCCGCGCCGGCTGGCCCGCATGGATGAGCTGTCGATGTGCGTGTGGGGCCAGTCGTTCTGGGCCGTCGAGAAGGACGACGCCGGCGTTCCCCGCGAGATCTGGTGGTGCAAGCCGTCGAGGATGCGCCCGGTCGAGCACGAGTCGGGCTACCTGGAGAAGTTCCTCTACGAACCGATCTACGGCGGCCCGATGATCGAGTTCAGGCCCGACGAGATCGTCTGGTTCCGCTACCCGAACCCCCTCGACGAGTTCGCGCCTCTCTCCCCCGTGGCCGCGTCTCGCCTGGCGGCCGACACCGCCTCGGCGATGATGAAGGCCAACCGGAACCTGTTCACCAACGGCCTGATGCCCGGCGGCGTGGTCATGCCGGCGGGCGACAAGGTCACCTTCGAGAAGCACCAGGCCGACGACCTCCGAGACGACCTGGACACGCGCTTCAAGGGCGTCGACAAGGCCCACCGGTGGGCGGTCCTGCGCTTCGAGGCGTCCTTCAAGGAGATGGGCGTCACCCCGAAGGACGCCGAGTTCCTCGGGGGCCTCCAACTCACGTTGCGGCAGGTCGCCAACGCCTACGGCATCCCGGTGCCGCTGCTGAACGACCTGGAGCACGCGACCCTCAGCAACGTCCGCGACCTGCAGAGCATCCTCTGGACTCACACGCTCGTCCCTGACTCTCAGCTCCGGTCCGACGAGATCGCCGAGTCGCTCCTTCCGATGTTCAAGCGGCGGGGCGGGGCGCAGTATGCCGAGTACGACTACTCGAAGGTGCCGGCGCTGCAAGAGGCGGTCTCCGACGTGTGGTCGCGTGAGCGGCAGGCCATCGAGGTGGGCCGCTACACGATCAACGAGATCCGCGCCAAGAACGGCGAAGCGCCCGTGGCCTGGGGCGACGTCTGGTGGGCGCCGGTCAACAAGTCGGCGGTCAGCGACGCCACGTCGCGACCCCAGGGCGACACCTCCCCCACCGGCGAGGCCGATGACGAGCCGGACACCGAGCCCGACACGGAGCCGGACGACGAGACCACGAACGATCAGGCCGTGGAAGACGAGGCGAGGGCGCTGCTGATGGCCGCGTTCCCGCAGATCAACGGTCACGCGAGGAGATGACCATGGATATGGGTTACACGCGGGCCGCTCTGGACCGCGACGCCACCGAAGAGGATGGGCCGCTGCGGTTCATCGCCGCGACCGAGGGCCGCAAGGCTGACCTGATCGACCTGCGTATGACCGGCGCGAAGCTGGAGCGCTACCGCTCGAACCCGGTCTTCCTGTACGGGCACCAGACCTACGGCCGGTCGAGCCTGCCCATCGGCCGGGCGACCGACGTCCGGGTCGACGGGGCCCGGCTGCTGATCGACGTGGTGTTCGACCGGGCCGACGAGTTCGCCGTCGAGGTCGAGCGGAAGTATCGCGGCGGGTTCATGAACGCGGTCAGCATCGGCTTCGACGTCCACGCCTGGGAGAACGGCGTCGGCTCGTACTGGAAGGGCGGCGTCGCCGAGAAGTGGGAGCTGCTGGAGCTCTCGGCGGTGACCGTCCCGATGGACGCCGCGGCGGTCGTGGAGTCGGGCCGCTCCCGGGCCATGGCCTCGCTGCTCGAACAGCTCGACGCCGCCGGCGTTCACGTCCCCGTGGAGACCGTCCGCGAGCCTTCCGGCCTGTGGCACACCGTCCGCGTCTCGGCCGACCTGGCGGAGACCGCCGACCTTGACCTTCTCGCCTTCGCGGTCGCGCGGGCGATGAAGGCCACACCAACCGCCCCGCCCGAGGAGCTCGTGGCCGGGATCGAAGACGACGCAGCCCAGGGCCTCCTGGCCGCGATCACCCTCTGAAAGGGGTTCATGGAATGAGTGGGATCACGCTTGAGGCCCTCGCCGCTGACATCCGCCAGCGGTTCGAAGGCGTCAACGCCGACCTGGCGGAGAAGATGAGCGACCAGCGCCTCCGCGCGCTGGTCGAGGAGACGCTCCAGGGCATGCTCACCGAGGACAACGAGTTCCTCCGCAAGATGAAGTTCGGCCGCGCCGACCAGCAGCTCATCGGCGGCAAGTACGCCCGCCTCGGCTGGACCGTCGCCGACGTGGAGTTCTGCCACGACCTGCTCCGGGCTGCGAAGGAGTCGGGCCGGTCCAAGCAGGGCCCGTCGGAGGAGCTGACCCGCACCTTCAACGCGATCTCCGAGGGCCGCTATCGGGAGACCGCGCTGGTCCGCGGTGACGGCTACGAGCAGCTCGACAAGATGTGGCGGGAAGGCCGCTTCGGCAGCTTCCGCGACTACGAGCGCGCCGTTCGCGCGATGGACACCGCCGAGTCGGGCTTCGGTTCGCAGCTCATCGGCGCCCAGTACGTCGGCGAGCTCTGGACGGGCGCCCAAGCCCAGGCCCGGGTGTTCAACCTGATCAACTCCTTCCAGATGACCGACCCGACCGCGTACCTGCCGGTCGAGGCGGGCCTCCCGGCACTGCTGTTCGTCGGCGAGTCGACGGACAACAACTCGGCGAACTACGCGACGACCAAGACCGGCTCCAACCGCGTCCAGGTCAACGCGCGCAAGTTCGTGATGCACCAGATGTGGTCCGGCGAGATGGAGGAGGACTCCATCACCCCGTTCATCCCGTTCCTGCGGCGCCAGGCGATGCGCTCGCTGGCCCACCACATGGACTCCCTGGTCCTGAACGGCGACACGACCGACGCCGCGACGGGCAACATCAACCAGGACGACGAGGACCCGGGCGGCACGGAGCACTTCCTCGCCTTCGACGGCATCCGGCACGCCGGCCTGGTCGACAACACCGGCAACTCCAAGAGCGTCGCGGGCGCAATCAGCCTCAACGAGTTCCGGGCCCAGAAGGGCCGCATGCTGTCGACGACCTACAAGCACGACTGGGGCCACCCGAACGACCCGAGCGACCTGGTCTACATCGCCGACCCCGAGACCGCCGACGCCGTGGCGTTCCTCGACGAGGTCCTGACGGTCGACAAGTTCGGCCCCGGCGCGACGATCCTCAACGGCCAGCAGGGGCGGGTGCTGTCCCACCCGCTGATCTCCTCGATCGACCTGTCGAAGACCGAGGCCGACGGCAAGGTCAGCTTCGACACCCCGGCGAACAACACCAAGGGGCAGATCGTCACGTTCAACCGTGGCGGTTGCGTGGTCGGCAACCGGCGCAGCGTCCAGGTCGAGACCGAGCGCATCCCGGCCACGGACCAGACGCGCATCGTCTACTCGCTGCGCATGGGCTTCGGGCGCTTCACCCCCACCGGTGCCGCGAGCGGCATCGAGTGGGCCGACGTCCTTTACAACATCGACCTGTAACCGAGCGAGCCAACCAGGGCCGGGCCGTCGCGCCCGGCCCTCGGCATGAGGAGGTATCGATGCGAGAGCGCATCGCAATCGCGCCGACCGGCCGGGCCTCTCGGTTCTCGGCGCGCACGGCGGAAACCCTGACGGGCAACCGGGTGCTGACCCTGGCCGAGGTCGAGAAGTTCCAGGCGGTCGCCTTCGACCCGGGCGGCGCCGGCCGGAACCTCGACCTGCCCGCCGCGGCGTCCTGCCGTGGGGCGTTCCTGTACATCTCGAACACGGCCGACGCCGCCGAGGTGCTGACCGTCCGGGACGCCCTCGGCGCCACGATCGTCACGCCGACGCAGGCCGAGGCCGCGATGGTGTGGTGTGACGGCGTCCGCTGGTACGGCATGGTCGGAGCGCAGTCATGACCCGCTACGAGGTGCAGCACGCCTACCGGGCCGATCGGGACGGCGACGTCCTCGGCCCCTGGGAGGCCGGCGAGACCGTCGAGCTGGAGCCCGAGGTCGCCGACTGGGTCAACAACGACTCGCCGGGCGCCCTCCAGGAGGCCAAGGAGACGCCCGCGAAGCCGCGTCAGGCCAAGCCCGCGCCGGACCGGCAGCACAAGGGCGCGGCGAACCGGTGACAGTCGTCAACGGCTACTGCACGGTCGACGAGCTGCGCGAGCACCTCGGGGACTCCGGCGACAAGCTGTCCCTGACGCTGCTGGAGCGGGCCGTCAACGCGACCTCGCGGGCCGTGGAGAAGTACACCCATCGCCGGTTCTGGCAGGACCCGACGGTCCAGACCCGCCGCTACCGGCCCGATGACGGCGCGCTGGTGAGAGTCCACGACATCTCGACCCTCGACGACCTGGTCGTCGAGACTGACCCGGCGCTGGACGGCTCGTGGTCGACGACCTGGGGCCCGTCCGACTTCCAGCCGGAACCGCTGGACGCTGACGCGGACGGCGGGGCGTACGCCTGGTGGAAGCTGCGGGCGATCGGCGACCACCGGTTCCCGGTCAGCTCGGGCCGTCCAACCCTGCGGGTGACGGCCCGGTTCGGCTGGTCGGCGATCCCCGACGACGTCCACGAGGCGACCCTTCTCCGGGCCGCCGCGCTGTTCCTGCGAAAGGACTCGCCGTTCGGCGTGGCCGGCATGGGTTCGGAGGGGTTCGCGGTCCGCATCTCGCGCCGCGACTCCGACGTCTGCGAGCTGCTGAACGGCTTCGTGCGGGCCGAGATGGCAGGTGTCTGATGGCGGGCCTGGAGGCGGTCCGGGACGCCATCAAGGCGACCCTGGAGGGCGCGATCTCGGGGCTACAGGTGTACGACACCGTTCCCGGCGCCACGAACGTGCTGCCGTGCGTCGTCGTCTTCCCCCAGGACGCCGAGTTCGGGGAGACCATGGGGCGCGGCACGGACGTGTGGTTCTTCGAGCTGTGGGTGATGGTCTCCGACGGAGAGCTCGGCACAGCTCAGGACCAGCTCGACGCCCTGGTGACCGGGGCCGGTGACCGGTCCATCCGTCAGGCGATCTTCAAGGCGCGGACGCTGGGGCTGTCCAACACCGCCGCCCACATCACGGCGATGTCGAGCTACGGCACCACGTTCACCGCCGCCTCGATCGATCACATCGGCGCGAAGCTGCGGCTCATGGTCGCCACCCGAGGAACGGAGTAGCCGTGGCCGTCTATCGCGTGGTCGGGCCCGAGCACGTCGCCGGGAAGGCACCCGGCGAGCGGATCGAGCTCGACGACATCAACGCCAAGACCTACCTGGCCGGCGGATGGATCGAGCCGATCGCCGACGAGCCGCCGCCGGATGAGAACCCACCGGAGGAGTAATGGCCGCAAAGCGCCGCTTCCACGTCGTCGGGCCGCACGCCGTCGACGGCGTCCCCCCTGGCCGAACCGTCACCCTCGACCCCGACGTGGTGGACGTCGACGCGCTCGTCGAGGCGGGCCACATCGCCGTGAAGGCCCCGGCCGCGCCGCAGTCGGAGACCGAGCCGAAGGAGGGTGACGAATGAGCCCGATCACGCTGGTCAACGCCTTCTCGTATGTCGACTCGCACGACTTCACGGGCGACAGCAACGCCCTGACGTTCAACGGCTCGGCGGCCGAGCTCGACCGGACGACCTTCCGTTCCCAGGGCTGGCGGACGCTCGCCGGTGGCGGGCTGAAGACCGGCGAGTTCAGCATGGGCGGCCTGTGGCAGGCCGGGGCCGACCAGGTCGACCCGATCGCGTTCGGTGACCTCGGCGTAGACGGCAGGGTCGTCACGTTCGGGCCTGAGGAGACCGAGGGCGGCCCGGCCTACATGTGGCAGGGCGGCAACTTCAACTACGTCCTCGGCGGGAACGTGGGCGACCTGGCGCCGTTCACGCTGGCCGGGAAGAACACCGAGGCCGTCGGTGTGGTCCGGGGTCGCCTGGCCAAGGCGATGGGGCAGGTGAACGCGACGGGCGTGCTCGGAAGCGTTCAGAACCTCGGCGCCGTCGGGGCCGGGCAGTTCCTCTACGCCACGCTGCACCTGTTCGGGACGCCCGGGACGACGATCACGGTGCAGGTCCAGTCGGACGACTCGTCCGGGTTCGGGTCGCCGACGACGCGGGCCACCCTCGGCCCCTTCACCACGGCGGGCGGGCGGTGGATGACCCGGGTCGCGGGCGCCATCACCGACACCCACTACCGCTTCAACATCTCAGCGATCACCGGCGCGTTCGTCGTCGCCGGGGCTCTCGCCGTCCAGTAGCAGCCCCTTCCAGCCTCGCCGTCGCGGGGCCTGGTTCGCATGTCCGGAGGTTCCCATGGGTGTTCTCGCACTGACCAACATGTACGTCGCCATCAACTCGGTCGACATGTCGGACCACGTCAAGGGTGCGACTCTCACCCTGGACTCGGCCCAGCTCGACCCGACCGCCATGGGCGACGGCTGGGTGAAGGCCCGCGGCGGCCTCAAGTCCGGCCAGCTCCAGATCGAGTTCCTCGACGACTTCGCCGCCGCCGAGACCGACGTCACGCTGTGGCCGCTGTTCGGCACGGTCGTCAGCTTCGAGGTGCGGCCGGACGCCGGCTCGGTCTCCGCGACCAACCCGAAGTACACCGGCGAGGTCTTCATCAGCCAGCACACCGTGGGCGGCAACGTCGGCGAGCTGGCGACCAAGGGCGTGACGTACCCGACCTCGGGCGCGGTCTCGCGGGCGACGTCGTAGCCATGATCGACGTCAAGCTCGACGCGACCCGGGCGATCCGCAAGCTGACCCGGGATCTCGGCAAGATCCCGCCGGATCTGCGGAAGGAGCTCAGGCCGGCGCTCAAGCGGGGCGCCGAGCCGGTGCTCTCCCAGGCCCGCGCGAACGCGAGCTGGTCGAGCCGCATCCCGAGGGCGACTCGCATCACCACGAAGTTCGCCAAGAGGCGCGGCGGCGTCGTGATCGTGACGAGCGCGAAGCGTGCGCCCCACGCGCGCCCCTTCGAGGGCATCTCGGGCGACCCGTTCCGGCACCCGGTGTTCGGCAACCGGGACGTCTGGGTGGCACAGAAGGCGCGGCCGTTCCTGTTCGACGCGGTCGAGGAGAAGGGCGAGGCCGTCACCAAGGAGCTCGCCGACACCATCGTTCAAATCGGCCGTCGCCACGGCTGGAAGTAGGAGGGGAACCTGTGGGACTGCGTGAACGGCTCGAAGGCAAGAAGCGCCTGCCGCTGCCCTACCTGGTCAGGGTGGACGACACCACCGAGGCCACCAGCGCGGCCACGGAGGCGCAGCAGGCGTTCCTTGCGGCTCTGGGCACCGAAGGCGAGGAGGCGGCTCGCGAGGCGGTGAAGGCGGCTCAGGCCGCGCTGGCGGCGTGCTTCGAGCCGATCCCGCTGACGCCGATGGAGCCGGAGGAGTTCGAGGCGCTGCTGGCCGCGCACCCGGCGCGTGAGGGCCACCCGGTCGACGAGGCGTGGAACACCGACACGCTCCCCGAGGCGGCGTTCCTGGCGTGCGCGCCGGACGTCATGACCGGGCCGGAGTGGCTGGCCTGGATCAAGAAGACGTGCAGCCACGCCGAGAAGATCAGCCTGTTCAACGCCGCCGTGGCCGTGAACGTGAGGACGATCTCCCCGACGCTCCCAAAAGACTGGATGTCGATCCTCTCCTGACGCTGGAGCTCGACGTCTGCGCGGCCTACCAAGTGCCGCACAGCGAGTTCCTGAAGTGGAGCCAGGACGACCGGGACAAGGCCATCTGGCAGATGGTCCGCTCCCGTCAGCGCTGCTCCGGGTGCGGCACCCGGGCCGACGAGTGGGACCCCGACAAGGGCGGCCGGACCGACGCCTACTACGCCGAGATCACCCAGTGCCGGGGGTGCGCGCAGATCGGCGCGCTCTCGAAGGGCCTGACCGACGAGTCCTACGGGGCGCGGGTCGCCCTCATCCCCCACGACGACGACACGACGAGGGAGGTGACCGGTGGAGAGAGACCTCAACGTCCCAATCGACGGCGACCCCCGCGGCCTAGAGCGCGCCGTCGCAAAGGCTGAGGCGTCCCTCCGGCGGCTGGAGTACGCGGCGGCCCGGATGGAGAACCGCCAGAAGACGGCCCAGAAGAGTGCCTCCCTGATGCGCGGTGAGCTGCTGTCGCTGGCCGCCGCCGCTACCGCCGTTGCCCCGGCCGCTGTCGCCGCCGGCGCCGGGGTCGTGGCCTTCGGGGCCCTGGCCGTGCCCGCCATCATGGGCGTGGTCAAGGCTCAGGCAGAGATGGGCGAGCAGTGGGACACCCTGTCCACTGAGCAGAAGGTCGCGGCGTCGGGGCTGCGGCAGCTCATCGCCCGGTACAAGGAGCTCGCGAAGTCGGTCGAGCCTGAGGTGCTGCAGACCTTCAACGCGGGGCTGGGGGTCACCGAGGCGCTGATGCCGCGCCTGGTGCCGCTCACGAAGTCGGTCGCGCGGGAACTGACCACGTTCGCGAACAACCTTGAGGACGCTCTCAACTCCGACCGGGCGGATGAGTTCTTCGTCTTCCTGGAGCGCGAGGCCCCCGCCGCCGTGGCCGCGCTCGGGCAGGCGGCCGGGAGCGGCGTCGGCCTGGTCATGTCGCTGACCGAGTCGCTGATGCCGCTGGCCACCTCGGGCCTGGGCGCCATCAGCATGGTCGCCGACCTGGTGTCAGCTCTGGCTGACCTGAACCCCGAGCTCGCTCAGGCGGCAGTCCTGCTGCTGGCGCTGCGCTCCCCGATCTCCGGGCTGACCGGCATGATCGGCAAGGCTGGGGACAAGTACGGCGCGTTCTCGAAGAAGACCAAGGACGCGAGCCTTGCGACCAAGGCGCTCAACCTGGTCACCTCGGCGGGCCCGAACCTGTACGTCGCCGCCGGCGTCGCGCTGGCGTTCTTCGGCGCGAAGGCGCTGTCGGCGAAGTCCGACACCGACAAGCTGATCGACTCCCTGACGGTGGCCAACCGGGCGACCGGTAACAACATCGCGGGCTACCAGAACCTCGCCGCCTCCCTCGGTGGCCAGGTCAACAAGGCCCTGGCGGAGCAGGCGCAGAAGCAGAAGGAAGTCACCGCGGCGGTCCAGGCCAACAACGGCATGGTCAACGCTTCGGTCGTCCAGAGCGCCAACGCCCGCTACCAGGCGCAGCAGTCGGCCGAGAAGCTCGCCGCCGCGCAGGAGAAGGCCAACGAGCAGGCCCGCCAGGTCGTGTCCGGCGCGGACGCCATCGCCAAGAAGTACGGCATCACCCGGGATGAGGCCATCCGTCTGGCCGACGCCGTCGGTGTGAACCTGTCGAAGGGCATCCTGGAGAACGGCGAGGTCACCGCCGGGGCTGCGGCGAAGTTCGACCGCTACCGGCAGGCCGTGGAGTTCGCCTCTGACCCGACGCGGGTGGTCGCGCAGGCGTGGGCGGACGCCGGCAACCAGGCGCTGACGCTGAAGGACCGGGTCGACGCGGTCTCGACCGCGATGAGCGCCTACTTCAACCCGGCGCTCGGTGTGCTGTCGGCGACCAACCAGATGGCCGACGCGTTCGCGGCCAGCGGGAAGACCATCAAGGACGCGCAGAAGGTCCTGAAGGACTCGACCAGCACCGACGCCGAGAAGTCGGAAGCGCTGCGGTCGATGAGCCGCCAGCTCGAATCGAACCTCGGCGCGGTCGGCACGTACATCGACAAGCAGGCCCAGGCCAAGAAGATCGTCCAGCTCACCGACGCGGAGATCGTCAAGCATCTGCCGCAGTTGGTGAAGCTGGCGGGGAACAGCAAGGTCGGCGCTGCTGCGGTCGACGGGCTCGCCAGCTCCATGGGCGGCACGATCACCAAGACCAAGGAAGGGATCATCGTCACCAACCGCCTCGGTGGTGCGATCAAGGTCCTGCCCAACGGGAAGATCGTCACGATCCGGGCGAACACGTCGCCGGCCGAGGCGTCGATCGGGCGCCTGATCAGGACGCAGTCAGGCCGCGTGATCACGATCGGCGTGCATGTCCGATCGGACCTCCAAGAGCACGGCGCCCGCGCTGGCCGTCGCGCCTCGGGCGGCCCCGTCACCGGCCCCGGCGGACCGCGCGAAGACAAGGTCCCCATCTGGGCCAGCAACGGCGAGTACGTCGTCAACGCCGACGCCACGAGGCGGCACCGCGGACTGATCGAGGCCATCAACGAGAACCGGTTCGCCAACGGCGGCCCGGTCGGAAACGCCCCCGGCGGCGCGGTGCGCGGCTACGCCGCCGGGGGTCCGGTCGACGCCCCCCTGAGCGAGTTCGTCGACCGCTACATGGGCAGCAGCCCGGTCACCAAGGCCGACCTGACCACCGCGATCAACCGGCGGAAGGACGCGGTCGAGCAGCTCCGGAAGGCCGAACGGAAGCTGCGCGATGACCGACGGTCGGGGAAGAGCGCCCGGACCATCGCCGACGATGAGGCCCGGGTGGCGAAGGAGCGCCGCGACCTCGCGGCGGCGACGTCCAAGCTCACGACGGCCGAGGCGGGGTACAAGAAGACCCAGCTCAAGCCCGCCGCCCGGCTATCCGCCGCCGTGGGCCTCGGGATCAAGAACACGGCGAGCTTCATCAAGAACCTGGAGACCATCGCCGCCCGTGGCTACCCGGGTCTCGCCGCGCAACTGCTGGAGATCGGCGGCCCCGAGGCCGAGGCGTACGCGAAGGACGCCGCGAAGCTCAGCAACACGAAGCTGAAGGCGCTGGCCAACCAGGTCGGCACGGCCTCGAAGCAGCAGGCCAAGCTTGCGAGCCTGCCGGCCGTGTTCGCCATCAAGGACGCCCGCAAGCGCGGCGCGAAGAGCATCCCCGAGGTCATGGCCATGACCGGCCTGTCCGAAGAGGAGATCTCGGCGGCGTACTCCTCCATGGGGTACGAGCGGGGCGGCATCCACCGCTACGACCGGGGCGGCATCCGCCCGGGCCCCGGCATCGCCACCCGGCCGACTGTCCTGTTCGGGGAGGGCAAGGCACCCGAGGGCTTCGTGCCCTACGACCCCGCCCACCGTCCCGCCGCGATGGGCCTGGTGGCGCAGATGGCCCGCGACTTCGGGATGGTCCGCACGGGCACCTCGGGCGGCGGGACCGTCCACGTGCTCGTCGACTTCACGGGCGGAGGCGATCACCTCATGAGCTGGTTCCGCGAACGGGTCCGAGTCGTCGGCGGCGGGAACGTCCAGGTCGCCTTCGGGAAGAGAAGGGCGGCCTGATGGCCTTCCCCAGCACGCCGCTCGACGGGCTAATCGAGATCTACGTGGACGGCGATTGGGAGGACATCACCGACGATGTCCTCCTTCGCGAGAACGGGCAGATCTCAATCAGCCGAGGGCGTCGCGACGAGGGCGACAAGACCGACCCGTCCGCGATGGATCTGCAGGTCAACAACGCCGGTGGGCAGTACTCGCCGCGTAACCCGCTCAGCCCTCTGTATGGCCTGATCGGGCGGAACACGCCCGTCCGGATGTCGGTGAACGAAGGCGCGGCCTACCTGTACGTGCAGGGCGGAACGGGCAACACCGGCGTGACGACCCCCGACGCCAGCGCCTTGGACATCACTGGCGACATCGACGTCAGGATTGACGCCCGGCTCGACAACTGGGTGACGTCCGGGTCGCTTCTGGCCGTCGACCTGATCGGGAAGTTCACCACCACCTCGAACCAGCGGTCCTGGTTCATGCAGGCGCGCGACGGCCGCCCCTACTTCGAGTGGTCAGCGAACGGCACCGCGACCCTGTCGGCCCACTGCTCGGTCGAGCCGCCCATCCCGCCCGGCCGGCGCCAGGCGTGGCGGATCACGCTGGACGTCAGCAACGGGTCGGGCGGCTACACGGTCGCGTTCTACTACGCGGCCACGTTGAGCGGCTCGTGGACCCTGCTGGAAGAGGTCGTCACCACCTCGGGCACGACCAGCATCTTCAACAGCACGTCGCAGGTCAGGATCGGCGGGGCGACCAACATCGCCTTCCTGAAGCCACTCGGCGAGTTCTACGGGGCGGAGATCCGCAACGGCATCGGCGGGTCGGCGGTCGCCAACCCCGACTTCACCGCGCAGACCGTGGCGGCCGCCAGCTTCGCCGACGCGGCCGGGCGGACGTGGACCGTGGCCAGCGGCAGCGCCCTCACCAACCGGCGCACGCGCTTCGTCGGCGAGATCCCCGCCTGGCCGTCGGAGTGGGACGTCACCGGCAACGACGTCTGGGTCGACATGACCGCCGCGGGCATCGGCCGGCGGCTCGGTCAGGGCCAGTCGGCGCTCTCGTCGACTCTGCGGCGCGGCCTGACGGCGGCGACCTCGACGGTGCCCCCGGTGGCGTACTGGCCGTGCGAGGACAGCGAGCGCGCCGAGTCCATCTCCAGCGGCGTGGGCGGCCTGCCCATGTCCATCGCAGGCACGCCCAATCTCGCGGGGTTCTCGGGCTTCCTGGCCAGCGACCCGATCCCGGTCATGGGTGACGCCTGCTTCTACGGCCGGATCGCCGCCTACGCGATCACGGGGCAGACCCAGGTCAGATGGCTGCTCGCGGTCCCGTCCGGGGGCGCGACGGTCGGTCAGCCGATCATCCGGTTCATCACGACCGGCTCGATCGTCCGCTGGGAGCTCGTGTACGGCACAGGCGGATCGTTGCGGCTGTTCGGCTACAGCCCCGACGGTGGGGCGACCGTCGACTCCGGCGCGATCAGCTACGCCGTCAACGGCCAGTTGCTGCGCATCACGATCGGGCTGACGCAGTCCGGCGGGAACGTGAACTGGGAGTTCGCGACGATGTCGGCGGTGACCGGCGCGGGCTTCGTCACCTCGGGCACCGCGAACTCCCAGACGGTTGGCCGGGTCACCACCATCTGGGCCGCTCCCGATCGAGGGCTGACCAACACGGCGATCGGGCACATCAGCCTGCAGACCTCGGTCACCTCGATCTACGACCTGGCCGACGAGACGCGGGGCTGGCTCCGGGAGCCGGCCGGGTCGAGGATCGCGCGGCTGTGCGCCGAGAACGGCATCACCGCGGCGGTCACCGGGACCGGCACGCTGATGGGCGAGCAGCTCCCGGCGACGCTCTCCACCCTGATCCAGGACGCGGCGGACGCCGACCACGGGGTTCTGACCGAGCTCCGCACGCAGTTGGGCTACGGCTACGGCGTCCGCCAAGGCCGCTACAACCAGCCGGTCAGCCTCGCCCTCGACTACGCCCAAGGGCACATCAGCCCGCCGTTCAAGCCGCTCGACGACGACTCGGAGCTGACGAACGACGTCACCGTCTCGCGCAGCAGCGGCGGTTCAGCACGCGCCGAGAAGACGTCCGGCCCGAACAGCGTCCTCGCCCCGCCGCTCGGTGCGGGCCGCTACGACGCCCCGGTGACGCTCAACCTGGCCCGGGACCTCCACTGTGCGGACCAGGCCGGGTGGCTGCTTCACCTCGGCGCGTGGGACGAGGCCCGGTATCCGACGCTGACGATCGACCTGGGGGCGAACCCCGACCTGATCGAGGAGGTCGCGGCGCTCGACTCGGGCGACCGGATCACGATCGCGAACCTGCCGCCGTGGCTCCCGCCGGGCCTCGCCGATCTGATCATCGACGGCTACTCGGAGACGATCGACTCGTTCCGCTGGCTGTGGACGGCGAACCTGTCGCCCGCCCGGCCGTGGGATGTGGCGCTGTACGGCACCGGCCGCTACGGGACGGCCGGGTCCCAGCTCAACAGCTCGGCGACCAGCTCGGCGACGTCGTTGTCGGTGGCCACGACGTCCGGCCCGAGGTGGACGACGGACGCCGGCGAGATGCCGTTCGACATCGTGATCGGCGGCGAGCGCATGACCGTCACCGCGATCAGCGGCACCAGCTCACCGCAGACGTTCACGGTGACGCGCTCGGTCAACGGCGTCGTGAAGGCGCACGGCTCGGCCGCGCCGGTCGAGCTGTTCCAGCCCGCGATCAGGGCCCTGTAGGAGGTCGGTATGCCAGACACGTTCGCCGGGGCGAGGGTTAAGCCCGCGGACTTCCCCCCGGCGCGCTCGGTGTTCGACAACACCGCGAACAACAACATCACCTCGACCACGTACGTGGCCGGGTCGCCCGAGGTGGGTGTGACGTTCGTGGCGCCGACGAGCGGTCGCGTGCTGCTGACCGTGGGGTTCGCCGCGAAGGACTCGGCGAGCAACCGCGTCCACCTCGCGCCTCAGATCTTCCTCGGCACCTCGAACGCGGGCACCCAGTTCCTCGCGCCCGACGTCGTCGGGCGAGGTGTCGGTTCGGTCGGCAACACCTCGAACGTCAACCAGCACCGTTCCCGGACGTCGCTGATCACGGGGCTGACCGCCGGGAGCACGTACTACGTCCGGACGATGCACAAGGTCTCGGGCGGCTCGACGGCCGACCTTGAGGTCCGAGACATCGTCGTCGAGCCCGTGAGCTGAGAGGACGACATGGGAGACCTGCTTGCCGGGACCGTGGTCGACGCGCTCGACTTCCCCCCGGCGGTCGAATACACCGACGCCACCCAGATCGACAACCCCACGAACACGACGTACGCCACGGGCAGCCCCGTCGTGGGCGGCACGTTCGTCGCCCCGACGACCGGGCGGGTCCGGCTCATCGTCGGCGGCGGCCTGGGCAACTCCAGCGGCGCAGACCGCATCTTCCTCTCGCCCCAGGTCTTCTTGGGCACGGACGCCACCGGCACGGAGATCCTCGCCCCGACCGTCGTGACCAGGGGTTACAGCGCGGAGAACGGGGCCGCCGGGTTCCACTACGGCTCCCGGCTCTCGATCCTGGAGGGCCTCACGCCGGGCGCCACCTACTACGCGCGGATCATGCACGTCGTCTCGGCTGACCCGGGCGCGCAGACCGGCGACATCGCCTACCGCCAGATCACGATCGCCCCCGCCGCGTAGGAGAAGCGATGCCGATCAACGGTCAGAACGTCCGAGGACAGGACGCTCCCGCGACCGCCTGGGCCCAAGACGATCTGTCCCAGCTCAACCTCAGCAACACGTCCTACGCCACGGGCACACCGGAGGTCGGCGTCACGTTCACCGCGCCCACGTCTGGCCGGGTGATCCTCACGGTCGGCGGCGGATGCCGCGACAACGGCGGCAACGGAGACCGCGTGTTCATCGCCCCCCAGGTCTTCCGCGGCCCGAACTCCAGCGGCACCGAGCACCTGACCCCGAGCGTCGTGGTCCGCGGCTATGCCTCGGTGCCGGCCACCGAGTACGCCCACGGTTCCCGGACGTCGCTGCTGCAGAACCTCATCCCCGGCGAGACGTACTACGCCCGGGTGATGCACGCGACGGCGGCCGGGGCCGGGACCGCCGACATCTCCTGTCGGGAGATCTCCGTAACCCCCACGAGCTGAGGAGGGCGCACTGTGACGACCGTAACCGGCAAGGTTGCAGCCCCGGGCGGGGGCATCCCGAAGTGGCCCACCATCCGCGTCACGCTGGTCGACCTGGCCGACGTCCCCGTGGTCGGCTTCACCTCCAGCGTCGAGATCGTCTCGGCGTTCTCGCCGGCGGTCGACGCGGACGGCGACTGGTCCGTCGACCTGGTCCCGACCGCCGACATCGCCTCGCCTCACGGCGCCACGCTGTGGCGCGTCGAGGAGACCGGCGGCGGCCAGGCCGGGCGCTTCCACATCTCCGTGCCCGCCGACGGCGACCACCGGGCGGCCGACCTTCGCGTGACTCTCCCCGGCGAGGCGGGCGTCGACCTGGCCGGGTACCTGCCGTTGACCGGCGGCGAACTGTCCGGGCCGCTGGTCCTCGAAGACGGCCAGGCGGCAAGCCGGGAATGGGTCCTGGAGAACGCGGGCGAGGGCGGCGGCGGGGCGGTCAACAGCGTCAACGGCGAGACCGGCACGGTCGTCCTGGACGCCGTCGACGTCGGCGCTGACCCGGCGGGCACGGCCGCCTCGGAGGTGTCGGCCCACGCCAGCGACACGACAGGCGTCCACGGGATCGCGAACACAGCGGCCCTGGAGACGACGAGCGGCGCGACGGCAAAGGTCAGCGCCCACGCCGTCGCCTTCGATCCCCACGGAGATCGGGCCTACGCCGATGGCCAGCTCGCCACCCATGCTGGCGATACGACGGCGGTGCATGGCATCGCGGACACGAGCGCGCTGGAGACGACGTCGGGGGCGACGGCGAAGGTGTCGGCGCACGCTGCCGCATCGGACCCGCACGGTGATCGGGCGCACGCGGCGGCGACGTTCTTGCCGAAGGCGTACACCGCGAGTTCGCAGCCTGCCGCGCCGGTCGCTGAGTGGCACGTCAACTACACGACGGACCCGGTGAACAGCCCGGACCTGTTCCGGATCTTCAACAACGGCGTGAAGAAGACCTGGTGGAACGAGAACGGCAGCGTCCGGGGCGAGGCCGCGAAGATCGACGAGGCGGCGGCCCGCTGGTACGGCCTGTCCGGGCAGACGGCCGACATCTGGCAGGTCCTGAACAACCGGACCGACGCCACGGTGCTGGCCTGCGTGAAGCCGAACGGGAACCTCGTCATCACCGGGAGCTTCCAGGGCGCGAACGGCGCGTGGACGGTCCTGACGTCGAACGACGTGGACTACACGCCGGTCGACGCCAACCACGCCGAGTGGCAACCGGCCGTCCGGCTCGTGGGCCCGGCGAACGAGACGGTCCAGATGCGCGGCCGAGTGAACGTCACGAACACCGTGCTCAACGACGTCGTCTTCATCCTGCCGAGCCAGTTCAGGCCCTCCAAGACCGTCCGGTTCTCCCTCGCGAACGGGCAGAGCACGGCGATTCACGGGTTCATCGACACGTCCGGCAACGTCACGATCGGCCGCGCCGTGACCTCGGCGACCTGGCTCTCCTTCGACGGCGTCACCTACTCCCGGATATGAGGCGCCCATGATCCGCCGCCTGGTTCGACACCTCCCCGAGTGGGTCCAGGCACAGCCGATCTCCGTCATGTGCGTCCTGCTCGGGATCCCGTCCGGGGTGCTCACACTCGTCGGCCCCTCGACATCGAGGGCGCTCGACACGGTCCTGCCGTTCTGGGCCCGCCCGCTGTGGGCGGCATCCCTGCTGCTCGGGTGCCTCGCCTGGGGCGCGGGCCTGGCCTCAGTCCGGGAGGTCGACGGGCGCCTCGTCGTCCGGCGACTCCCGGCGATGATCCTCGGCCTCCAGTTGATCAGCATCACGGCGCTCGTCTACGGCGTCGCGATCATCACGGTCGGCGGATGGGCCGGCGCCCTGGCCGCCTGGCCCCTCGGAGTCGTCGCATTCGGCACCGCCGTAGAGCAGGCGGTTCTCAGCAACCGGCGGGGTGCGTATGGCCGTTGACGTCGGGACCGTGCTGACGACGATCCTCGGCGGCGGCACGGTCGCCGCCGTCATCGGCTACTTCGGCAACCGCCGGAAGGACAAGAGCGAGGCCAGCAAGAACACCAGCGACGTCCAGGTGGCCACCTTCGACACCCTCACGCAGATGAACGAGCGGCTGAAGAACCAGCTCGCCGAGGTCGAGACCCAGCTCGACACCGAACGGTCAGCCCGCCGCGCCCTCGAAGACGAGCTCGCCAGCGAGCGCCGTGCCCGCCGTGCCCTGGAAGAGCGCGTGGCGGCCCTGGAGCGACTGATCCCCGAAGGAGGGACACCGTGACCCTGTTAGACGAGACACAGCGCGAGCTGGCCAGCCACATCGGCTACCGCGAGGCGGGGCAGAACAACACGCCCTTCAACAGGGCCTTCGGGAAGATCCCCGGCTACCCCCACGACGGGTTCGGCTACCCGTGGTGCCACACGTTCCTCTCGGTCGGCCTCGACCGCGTCGGCCTGGAGCCGGGCGTCGACTTCCCGTGGACCGCCGGGTGTGAGGTCGGCGTCGCCTGGTTCAAGGCGCACGACCGGTTCGGCCGGACGCCCAAGGTGGGCGCGTTCGTCTACTACGGCGCCGGTGGCGGAACCCATGTCGAGTGGGTCGAGAAGGTCACCGACACCACGATCACCACGATCGGCGGCAACACCTCCGGCAGCCTCGCCGGCACCTACCACAACGGCGACGGCGTCTACCGCAAGACGGTCGCCCGCTCGAGTGACCGGATCTATGGCTACGGCTATCCCGACTATCAGGAGGCGGACATGAGCCCGAAGGAGTACGCCGACGCTGTCTACGCCCGGCTGACCCAGAAGCTCGGGGGCGACCTGTGGGCCGTCCGGGAGGGCATCTTCCCCGAGGGCGAGACGCTCGACCCGAAGACCGGCATCCGGCAGATCTGGGCCTACGGCAAGGACGGCTACGCCAGGCACCGCGAAGCCCTGGCCCGGCTCGACGCGATCCTCGCCCGGCTCGACGCCCAGGCCGTCGTCATTCAGACCCTCGCCGAGGCGCTCGCCGCCCGTGACGAGGCGGTCGACGTCGAGGCGCTGGTAGCGAAGATCGAGGCCAAGGTCGGGGCCGTCATCGACGGCATCACGATCCGCCTCGACGTCAGCGAGCCCGAACCCCCGAAGGAGGAGATCGCCCCGTGAAGAAGATCCTCGCCCTGGTTGCCGTCGCGGTCCTCGGCCTGGCCTTCATCGGCCCGGCCGTCGCCTCGGCCGCCGACCCCGAGCCCGCGAAGTCGTACGGCGTCTGTGTCAGCAAGGCCACCGGCGACCTGCGGGCCCTGGAGCGGAACCGGCTGCCGAAGTCGGTCTACGGCAAGTGCCAGAGCTCCGAGACGCGCATCACTCTGCCGTCCGTGACCGGCGTGACCCCGGCCCGGCTGGTGTTCCGCTGGCCCGCCGAGACCTGGTCATGTCCGCGCGTCGCCGCCGCCACGACGTCGACCGTCTGGACGTTCTCGTGTACCTCGACGCCGGTTCCGTCGCCGAGCCCATCCTCCTGACAGGAGTCCCGTATGAAGATCTTCGGCCGTGAACCCGCGCTGCTGCTCGGCCTGTTCAGCGCGGCCCTTCAGTTCCTCGTCGCCTTCTGGCTCCACTGGGACGACGCCACCGTCGCGGTCGTCAACGCCGCCGCGGCGGCCGTCCTCGGCTTCGTCACCGCGTGGGCGACCCGCGCGGTCGACGGCGGCTCGTCGCTGCAGGCCGCGATCCTCGGCCTGGCCCAGGCGCTGCTCACGCTCGGCGCGACGTTCGGCCTCGACTGGTCCGCCGTCCAGGTGGCCAGCGTCATGGGCTTCGTCGCCGTCCTCGCCTCGGCGTACGTGCGCGGCCACGTCGAGCCGCACGCCGGCCCGCAGATGACCGCACCCGCCATCCGGTAGCCCTGACCCCGCCTTCACGCGGCGGTTGCCCTCTCCCCGGGGCAAAGCGAAGCGCCCCCACCTTGGTCTCCGGACCGGGGTGGGGGCGCTTTGTCGTGCTCAGGAGTCGATCGTGTAGAGCCAGCCGGGCACCATGCCCGAGCCGCCGTCGACCGGGCAGCCTTGGCCGGCGCACTCCTCGTGGTCGATCGGGTTGTCCTTGTCGGGCGGGGCGTTGGGGTGGGTGCGGTCGGCCACGGCTACACCATCACGCCGTCGAGCGCGGCCCGGAGGAACGACGTGTGGGCCGGGAAGAGCTCGCCGCCACAAGCGGCCAGCTCGTCGAGGAGCTGGTCGAAGGAGTCCGCGCGAACCCACACGGCCTCATCGGCGTCGTCCGACGCCCGGACGACGGGCAACACCTCGACCTCGCCCAGGTCGAACCGGCACGCGTTGGAGACCGCCCAGGCGTTCAGGCCGGCGCGCGGGTCCTTGACGTACTCGGCCTCGCCCTCCTGTCCGTCCACGCCGGTCAGGTCGAGCTCGGTCTCCTCTCGGCACTCGCGCCGGGCCGCTTCGATCGGGGTCTCGCCCGGGTCCATGCCGCCGCCGGGGGCCGCCCACGTGCCGTCGTCGCCGCGCCGGACCATCAGCACCACGCGCTGCCCGGGGTCGACCAGCTTCCGCACGGGCCGGACGAGCGTCGCGGTGACGACCGCGTCCGCCATCCGTTGCTCGCCCCACACCCACAGGTCGCCGCGCCCGGCGGGGAGGTGCCGCTCGACCGGGTTGAGGGGAAGGCCGTCGTCGTCGAGGTCGTAGGGGATCGCGGCGCGGGCCTGCCGCTCCTTGAAGTCGATGCCGTGCAGCGCCTCGGGGCCCTTCACCACATCACCACGTTCACGCCGCCGTGGATGACGTCGGCCTGGACGCCGACCTTCGCGTTCCCGGTGACGACGTTCCGGGTCCTGCCGCGCGGGCTGGGCTCCTCGGTCTCCGGGGTTTCCTGCTCGTCGTCGAGGTCGGGCTGGGACTTGCCCACCACCCGGCCGACCATGATGGGCGTGTAGCCGCCGCTGACTTCGTTCGTGGGCACAGTGCTCTCCTTCGTGTGGTTGGGGGTGTTACTGGCTGGCCTGCGGCCGGGGCAGCGCCCGGCATCTCTCGGCGTGGGCCTGGGACCACTCGCGGCCCTGCTTCACGCCCTTGGCCTTCAGCTCGGCGACGTGGGGGTCTTGGCGGCGGCCCTCCTCGTGGGCGGCCATGTTGAACCGCCAGCTCCACGTCTCGTGGTCGCCGCAGCCGGAGCACTCGGCGCGGTGCTCGGTGAAGACGTCCGGCAGGCGGACCCAGCCCGCGTGCTCGGACAGGGTGACGATCGCCTTGACGACCGTCAGGTAGCGGGCCACGGTGCCCGGCGGCCACTGCGTGATGTCGTTCGCGACGATGGTCATTCGGAACCACCGCCCCACGCGCGGACCTCGCCCTTGCGGGTGCAGCGCGGGCAGACCCGATAGCGGCCCGACAGGACGGTGCTCGGGATGGTGCCCTTGCCCTTGCATCGGCCGCAGCGCTTGAGCGGGTTGCTCACGGTCGCCCGGTAGAAGACGGCGATGACGATGAGGACGAACAGCAGTACGCCGATGGTCTCCATCACCACCACCGCCGCTTCTGGGCCTTGGCCTTGCGGGCGAGGGCGATGTTCTTCAGCGCGGCGGCGCGCTGTGCGGGCGTGGCGCCGACCATGCAGACATGGCCGAACGGCCAGTTGTAGCCGCGCCTGCACGTCTTGCAGCGGAACAGGGCGATCGTGATCCTCGCCTTCACGATCTTGCGGCGGGCCTTCTTCCGCTTCGCCGGCGCCTTCCTGACGGCCGGTTTCCGGGCCGTCGTCGAGCGAGTCTTGGGGGGCATCCTGGGTCCCTTCGGAGTGAGTTAGGTCGAGCAGATCGAGTTAGGTTCCTAACTCCAGCCATCAGCGGCCTATAACCGCCGCTGAGCTGCGGGAAGTTAGGTAGTTAGGTGAGTTAGCCCCGGCCCGGCGAGCCCCTGAAACGGCCCCTGAGAGCGCCTCAGGGGACACCGGGCGGACCTAACTAACTGCCGTCCTCCTCGTCCTCATCGAGGTCGAGGCGGGCCGCCAGGGCGTCGAGGATCAGGGCCTTGGAGACCGGCCACTTGTTGCCGGTCGACGGCACCCGGACGCCGTAAGACTCGGAGAGCAGCGCCCGGAGACCGACGCCGGTCATCGACTTGTACAGAGCCCAGCCGGGGGCGTGTGCGGCCAGCAGCGCGGGCAGGTCCGCTGCCGTGGTCGGCTCGTCGCCGAGCACCGCCGCCAGGTCCTCCAGGAGGTCACGGGGTGCCTCGGGCTCCGGCTGTGGGCGGTCCGTCCCGGGGACTCCCGAACCCCGCGCCTCCAGCAGCGCGAGCGACCGCTCGACGATGGGCGTCAGCTCGTCGCGACCCTTGGTGATGGAGATGAAGTAGATCTGGACGATCTCCGACCGCTCGCCCGTGATGCCCTTACAGACCGCCGTGCCCCGGTCGACGCCCGGGATCAGCTCGGTCGCCCGGTGGCCGGCCGCGTAGGCGCCCTGCCCGAGCAGCGCGTCGTTCGCGACGTGGTCGCCGACGTAGAACGCGCAGCCGTTGGAGCAGTTCCGCGTGACGTCGCGCGGCATGCTGTCCTTCGTCGGCGCCTGGGTCGAGACGATGACGTGAATGCCGCGCTTACGGCCGAGGCGGACGATGTCGATCAGGAGTTGCGAGATCTCCTTGCCGTACTTCTTGTGCTGGATCGCCAGGTGCGCCTCTTCCAGCAGGTAGAGCAGCGGGTGCAGACCGATCCCGGCGTCGGCGAGCTTCCGCGTGACTTGCGGCTCCTCGTGGTCAATGAGAAGTTGGCCGCGCTTCTGGACCTCGGCTTCCAGGTCGAGCAGGTCGTCCCGGATCTGCTTGAAGTGGTGGAGCTCGTTGCCCATCACGTAGCGGGCGCACCGGCGCTTGAACAGCTCGAAGTCGTAGTTCGTGTCGGGGACGCCGATCCACAGCTCGGCCGTCGGGTCGAGGATCCACCCGGCGCAGATGCACCGCGCGAGCGACGACTTGCCCTGACCCGGCTGACCACCCGCGATCGTGTTGCGCTCCATCAGCGGAGCCGTGACCGGGTCGCCGCGCAGCGTCTTACCGAGCGGCACCCCCTCGAAGACGTCGACCGTCCCCTCGGTGAGCAGTGGGTACGGCCCGGCCCCCTCGGCGAGAGCGCCCTTGTCCGCGATCCACAGCTTCAAGATTCCGGCCTCGGAGCCGGTCCCCGGCCACACCTCCTTCGCCAGCCGGTAGAGGCCGGTGGCCAGTTGAGCGCGGCGACGGGCGACCGAGTCGGCGGTCACACCGGCCGGGAGCCGCACCTCGGCGTACGTACCGCGCCCGTCACGGCGGGCCGTGACGATGAACTGGAGCGGCAGGCCCTCCTTCAGGTACGCGGTGATCTGCGGGATGCGCAGCGCGCCGAGCGCCCGAGCGATCGTCGTCTCGTCGATCTCGATGTCGATGTCCAGGTCAGCCGAGGTGGCCAGCCATGTCGGCGTCGCGCCCCGGCGGCTGCCCTCCCGGTAGGCGGCGAACAGCACCGCGAACGGGAAGGCGATCAGTGCGGGCGTCGACAGGAACGCGACCGTCCAGAAGAACCAGCGCAGCGCCGTCGCCACCCACGAGAAGACCGCAGTGAACTCGCCAGCCCCGACCGCCCACACCAGCGTCGCGGTCAGCACCATCAGCACGACCAGGCCGAGGCACCCGCCGACCAGCACCCGGGCGACCCCGAACGCCTTGGCCGGCAGGTCCATCACCCGGGCGTGCCGGGAGTTCGCCGCCGTGTCCTTCAGCGTCAGCCAGTGGGTCAGGGCCTCGCGGTCGCCTACCGCCTCGGCGGCCTTGATCTGCCTGCGATAGACGCCGTACGTGGCGGCGTCCCCCGCCCGGAACAGCCAGGAGAACCAGCCCATCGCGATCGTCACGCCGACGCTCAGCACCCGGCGGCCCACGGTGGGGCCGTCTTCAGGCCCCCGGGTCGCCGCGGCCTTACCGACGATCCGGGCCGGGAGACGTCGGCCCTTCTCGTCGGTGGCCTCGACCTCGACCTCGTCGTCGACCACCTCGGCGGCGTAGACGACTCTGTCGAGCTCCCCGCCCTGGGCCGGAACGGGGAGAGGCGGCGCCTGCTCCGGGTCCCGGACAGGGCGAAGGTCGCGCTCGGTCACGCCAACTCCCTCTTGAAGGTGTAGATGAAGCTGCCGTGCTCGCCGCGGATGGCGACCGCGACCAGCTCCCAACCGGCTTCGCCGAGCTCGTCGAGGGGCTGCTTGCCGAGGGGCGGGCGGGTGACTTCGACGTGGTACTCCCAGCGCTTCACCGCACCTCCCGGTGAGCCGAGAGCGGCAGCAGCGGCCGGTCCACGTGTAGGTGCTCGACGGTCACCTCGAAGTCGCCGAGCTTGCGCACCTCGGCCGCGACCATCTCCGCCAGGGCGACCGCCCGGTGACGCCCGCCGGCGCAGCCGACCGCGACGTCGATGTCCCGGCCGGTCTCCCACGCGAGGTGCCGCGCGCCGACCGCGAGGTGGACGGCGATCCCGACGGCTCCGGGCGTCTTGGCGACGTGCTCGCGGACGGCCCAGTCGAGACCGGTCAGCTCGCGCATCGCCGGGTCGTGGTGCGGGTTGCGCAGCACGCGCCGCGCGTCGAACGTCATGTCGGCCTCGGGCTGCGCGCCGTGGCCGAAGCCGAAGCTCTTCACACGGATCTTCATCAGGCCGCCGCCCCGTTCAGCTCCGGCCGGACCATCCGCTCTTCGGGGTCGGCGGCCTCGGGGCCGTGCGCCGGGTCGACCTCGTAGGCCGCCATGACCAGGTCCGTGGCTCGCTTGGCGGTGATGCCGAACCGGGCGGTCAGGTCGGCGGCCGGAGGGAGCTCCCCGTTGTGCGTCAGCGAGTACGCACGGACCGCGTCCGTGACCACCGCAGCGATCACACGACCGGCGGCGTGCCGGTTGAGGTTGAACTGGCTGGCCAGACCGCGCTCGGAGATCGGCTTACCGTCGACCACGGACGCCTCGTAGGCGAGCCGGGCCGCCTCGTCGGCCGTCCTCGGGACGGGCTCCGGAGCAGGCGGTTCCTCGACCGTGACCGGCTCCGGGTCGGCCGGGGCCTGGTCGACGACCTCGACGGGCGGGGCGACGACGGAGCGACGGAGCATCCCCATCAGCAGCTCGACGGCGATCACGAGGACCACCGGGGCCACCCCGCTGATCACGCGATATGTGAGCCCGCCCGGCCACCCGTGGGCCACGTTCGCCACCAGGGTGGCCACCGTCCCCAGGACCAGCGCGACCCGGGCGAGCCACGGCGTGGACAGTCCGCGCCGAGACGAGTCGAGCATCACCAGCGACGCCATGGCGATCATGCCGTCGATCAGGACGGGCAGCGTCCACGCCAGTTCCGCCGAGTCACCGGCGAGCCGGGCCAGGCCGAACTGGTGGCGGAACGACACGTACGCGGCGACGATCGCGATGACGCTGACGACGATCTTCGCGGCCCTGCGCGTGGCCACGCTCTCGGCCGCCTCGACCGAACGCGCGTTCTCTGGCGCGGCGGGCGGCCTGGGGTGTACCTCTGTCTTCACTCGGACTCCTGCTTTCGTCAGGTTGTCTGGGGAGGCCCTCGGCCGGGAGGTCGGATTCCCTGTCGGGGGCCGTCAGCGGGTCAGCCGGCGGCTAACCCGTGGTGAGTGCGGCGCCAGCGCGGCGCAGGCCCTCGGCGAACTGGGGGAGCTTGCCCGGCGGCATCAACGCGAGCGCCTCGGCGAGCCCGGCGGCGGCGCGGCCGGTCAGGTCGACGTGCTCGGTCTTCGCCCAGTCCGGGCCGTACAGGACGCGGACGACGGGCTCCTCGCCCTCGCCGAGCTCCTGCTCAAGCACGAGCTCGACGCTGACGTCGTTGTCGTCGTGCCAGCCGCCGATCATCCGGAAGTGGTGCTGCTCGCCCATGCCGGAGTGGGCGTGGCGGGCGCACCAGGACGGGCACGGTCCGGTGGACTTCGGCGTCGCCGTGGTGTCCCCTCCGGCCGCGCTGCTCTGGTCCACGTGTTGCTCCTCTCGGGGCTGTGTCGTCGTCTTGGGGGCCCGGCCCTCCTGTCCCTGGCTGCGTAGCCGGAGGACCGGGCCCTGCCTGCCTTCCACTGCGGGGGCTCGTGGTCGGCAGGCGCTTCAGGTGGTCAGGTAGCGGTCGACGATGGCGTCGGCCTCGGTCGGCCACTCGCTCGGATCGATCGCGAACGGCGGCTTACCGGTCTGGTTCGTCGTCGCCAGCGCGGCGCTCTGGTCGTCCTCCTGGCCGCTCACGGCTTGTCGTCCTCGGAGATCGCGCGGAGGCCGGCGGCCACGAGCGTGTGGATCGAACCCACCTGCTCGATCTGGATCCGGGCGGTCCGCTTGTTCGCCGAGACCCGCAGGACGCGGGCCTTCCGGCCGACGATCGAGGCGGGGGCGTCGCTCGGGACGATCGCGTCCGGGTCCTTGAGGAGCTGCTCGACCACGACCCGGTCGCCGGGCTTGATGTCCGCCGACTCGATCGCCTTGAGCGCCTTGCCCTCCGGGATGAACAGCTCGTCGTCGTCCGCCTTCACACCGCCTCCCCGAGCTCGGCCCAGGCGTGGTGCCCGTCGGCGCCGTTGGTGGTCTCGAACGACTTGGTCAGGCTGTAGAGGCTGGCCCACTCCGCACCGCCACGGCTGGTGGCGAACGGGGCGTGGACCTCGACCCGCAACCGCCCCTCGTCGGTGAGGCCGACCTGGAGCTGAACGTGGTGACCGCCGGGCGGCGGCTGCGCGGGGATGGCCTGCGAGACGAGGTCACGGGCCAGGTCCTCAGCGGCGTCGGCGAACTTCGGGAACTCCGCTTGGGCGATGGAGCGGGCCCACGCGGCGGCCAGCGCCGGGGAGTCCGCAGTAGGGGGGAGCGACGTCGGGAACATCAAACCGCCTAGCTGTCGGTACAGGCTGTTGTGTTGCTCCTACAGCTTGCAAGCTGACGGTACAGGGTGTCAAGCTGTACTTTGTGACCGAAGATCGCCCTTACCTGTACGCAAAGATCGTCGAAGAGCTACGCGAGAAGATCGAATCTGGCGAGCTCGAACCCGGCGACCAGCTCCCGTCCCGGCCCGAGATCCAGCGCCTGTACGGCGTGTCCAACTCGGTCGCCCTCAAGGTGAGCCAGATCTTGGTCTCCGAGGGCCTCGCCGAAGCACGCGCCGGAAGCGGCACGTACGTCAGGGCGCGGCCCAAGAGGCGCACCCTCGTCAGGAACTTCACGCTCCGGCTCACCGACTCCGGATCATCGGCCGTCTTCGACCTCCCCGAACAGGGCCACCAGGTCCTCCTACGGACCACGTCGCGGCCAGACGTCGCACCCGGCCCGGTGCGCGAACGGCTCCGGATGGACCCCGCCGGCGAAGAGCCCGACGTCATCCGCACCGAGTCACTCTTCGAGGTGGACGGGGTTCCGTCGGAGAAGACGGTCTCGTGGGAGCTGCTGGCCATCACGGGCGGAACGCCGGTCATGATCCCCGGCAAGAGTGAGAACCTGCTCGGCATCGCCGACCGGTTCCGCTCGATCGGCGTCATCATCGCGGGCTGCGTCGACCAGGTTGACGCGCGCATCGCCATCGCCGAGGAGGTCGAGGCGCTCCGGGTTCCGCCCGGCTCAGTCGTCCACGTCCTGACGCGCACCCACTACGACCTCGACGGCCGCCCGGTCGAGACCGCCGAGTCCGTGCTCAGCGCCGAGCGCTACACGCTGACCTACGGCGAGGCGCTCCCCACCTCGTAGGACATCACCAGGTCTCGCCGATCTGGTAGGCGCACCAGATCGCCTCGTCGTTGGTCAGGGTCTCCGGGGAGTTGCACGCCTCGCTGCCGCCCGCCGGGGCGGTCCCTTCGTCGTCGCCGCACCCCGCGAGGGCGAGCACGAAGGCGAGCATGAGGGCGGGGGCGAGTCGTCGCACGGTCGGCTCCTGGCGTATCGGGATGCACAGGAGATGCTCGAGCGGGCGCCGCGGTTGACGCCAGCGCGAAGACCAGCCGGCCCCGCGCAAGGCGAAACCCCCGCCGATCGCGTCGGCGGGGGCTTCTTGCACGCTCAGGACTGCTGCTCCTCCGAGCCGGTCACGTTGGCGTAGTCGACCGGCGTGTTCGTCCGGGCCGCGCGCACCAGCTCCAGGACGAGCCGGGCGTGATGCTCGGCCTGGTCGAGGGTGAGCTGCATGTCGCGGGGCTTGTCCAGCGGCAGCGTGGAGGCGATGACGATCCGGGCCTCAACCTCGCGAACGTGCTGGGTCATCTCGACGAGGAGCTCATACGGCTCCCACTCCGAACCGCAGTTCTCGAACTCCATGGTGAGCAGCGGCTGCGCGTCGACCATCACCACGTGCATCCGGTCCCCGGCGAGCGGCTGGACGCCATGCTCGCCGTTGACGCACCAGGACGGGCACGAATCGGTGTGCTTGGCGGTCAT